CCTTTCATTTTATTATATCCATTATCCAATCATTAATAGAAACTGTGCAAGAAACTATTATAGACTGGACAATGGATTGCACAGTTATTTAATTACTTTAATTATAACATAATTTATTATCTACTCTAAGCACTAATTTTTTTCCTGCATTAACTACTTCATGTATTTCTCCTTTGTTAATTGTAGTAATACCAAATATAAATATTATATCACAATCTCTCCAATTATTTACAAATTCTACTTTATCTTTTAATCCTAAATGTAGATTTTTTAAAAATGTAAATCCTCCTCCAATTTTTTGTAAATTATTTTCTAAATTAGGAATGTAAATTTTTAACATAGTGATTTAATTGTTTTAAATTATTATTTTTAAATATTAGCTAAAATTGTTATACCTAATGGTATTAATAAAATAAATATAAAAACGAATATTAAAATAAATATTAAGATATCAACATTTTGCATTTTCATATTTTGCTTTTAACAGATGCCCCATTTTTTTCTTGTGATTCAATATATACGATATCACTATCATCAAATAAATGTGTTGATGAAATATTTGGCATCAATGTTCTAATTGAACTAATAAAATCTTGATAATGTTCATTAATAAATTTTTCATTTGTTAATTTTGAATCATCAAAATCAAATATTAAAGCTATTTTCATATAAATTATAGTTTAGTAAAGTCAAATAGTAGTTGTTAATTATTTATAATTTAATAAATCTCCTGCTGGTACTCCATCATATTTCATTGGATGAGAACTATCACATCCTTCTTTAATTTCATTATCTTCAAACCATAGTAACCATTTTGCTATATTGAGTTCTGTATATTCATTACTCCATACAGCATTATTAATTAAATCTTTTACACTTTTGTTTTGATTTTTATCTGTAATTACAGCATCTATAATCGTTAATATTTTTCCAAGAGTTTTACTTCTATATGAAATAAATTCTTGAAGTACACCATTCCATACTGGTTGTAATGTGCTTTGTTTTTCACTTGATATAATTTTAATGAACTAAACTTGACTTTACTAAACTATATATTAAATATCTAAACTTATTAAATCCTCATATTCTTTTACTATTTCTTCTTCTATTGCATCACCTAATTCTTTTGCGATAGGATGAAATATATTAATAACACTACTCCCTGATTTTTTATTTGGATATGTTAATCTATATCCTCCTTTTAATTTTGTATATATACCTATTGAACCTAAATAAAATTCATTATTTATAACACAACTTGCTATTGCTACCAATCCATCTTTTGGTTTAATAGGAATAATATTTACTTCTGTAATTTTACTTTTCTTTTTTGACATATTTTTTAAATAAGACTTATTATTAATCGCTTGTTATTCTTAAAATTTGCGGTGTTAACGGCGTTTTTATGTAAAAGAAAAAATTATATATAGATATAATAATACTCAATAAATTTATTATCACCAATTGTATTTATATATTTTAATTTTGTATTATTTAATGTTGTTGTTTCCATATAATTAATCCCATAAGTTGTTAAAATATTTTATAAGTAATTTTGCATTCTTTTGTGTTTCTTTATGTTGTATCTTATATTCTTTATAATATTCATCTTTTGTTATTTCATGCCTCTCATAATATTTTTTCCATAATTCTGTATCATATTGTTCAATATGTAAAAATTCAAATCCATCTATCATCTTATCTATTGTTTTATGCCAATCTTCTATGCTTTTAAAATCAAAAGGATAACCATGTTCATTTTCTTTTTTAAATGCTTTTAAACATTTTAAAATGTGATTTCCTAAATGAGTATTTAATCTCCATATATCTCTATCACTATAGCCTCTAAATATTCTTTGTATAAACCATTTTATTTCTCTATACCAATCTACCATATTAAAAGCTCTTAAAAACCAATAATAGATTCTTTCAATTCTATATAATATTCTATTATCTTTTATCCATTCTTGTCTTTCTTTTTGTAAATCTTCAAAGTTCATATATTTTTTAATGACTTATTAATCATTTTAATTATTTCAATCATTGGGTCTTTATATTTTAATTTAAAAAATTGTTTTTCACAATATTTATCATCATTCCAATCAAACCATAATTTACCTCTGTACTTACTACATGTTTTCTTTTTACAATTATTACAATCCATCTTTTTTATTAGCTTCTTTTTCTGCTAAATCAGCAACTCTACGTAATTCCTTTGATATTATATTTACATCTGATTCAATAAATATATCCTTTATTGTAAACCATCTATAAATTTTATGTTTTTTAATCTTCATATTAAGATAATACTACCTTTAAATTTTTTATTACTTTATCTTCTTTATATCTTTTAAAATATTCCTCTGGTGATTCTTGTTTTTTTGTATATGTAAATATATATTTAAATAATTCTTCTAACTCATCCCACATTTTAAATTTTTCAATTTCTTCTGAATGCCCCCATATATGATAGTAACCATTATTATTAAAAGCTTCTTTAAATAATCTTTTTCCTTCTTTTAAAAAATTTGGTTTATTATATTCTTTATTTTCTGGATAAATATGAATAGATGTTTTCATTCTAAATATATCTATTGGTTTATCAATTGAATTTTGTATTGTTGTTCTAGCTTCTTTATATCCTACTTTCTTTACTTGTTCAATTGTTATTTCATTATATCTACCTCTAGGATAACAAAACGAATTTATTTTCCTACCAATTAATTGTTCTAAGTAATCTTTATTATCTTTAATTTCATTATATTGGTCTATCTCTGATAATAATTTCATATCTCTAGGATGTGTTGTTGTGTGACCACCTATTTCAAAATCATTACTCATTGTTATTATTTCTGGTTCAGATAAATCATTTATTGTTGGTATATAAAATGTTCCTGATAAATTATATTTTTTTAGTAATTCACATATCTTATAATCATATACTCCACCATCATCAAAACTTGTTTCTAATCTCATCTTTTATATTTATTTTTTAGTTCTATATAATATTTTATTTTATTGTCTATTTCTATTATTGTTAAATTTTTATCTTTTTCAATTAAACTATTAATAGTAATATTAAGTTTTACTATTTCCCATACCTTATCTTCTAATTCTTTTTTGTTTAATTCATATTTATCAAATTTTCTATCTATTAATAATCCTTTAATCTCAAATCCATTATCAATCAATACTTCTCTTATCTTATCTGCATCATCATATAATTTTAATTCAATTAATTCTTTTCTAATATTATTTAATTTTATACCATTATCTAATTGCATTTTATTAAAAAATTATAAATGATATATATTATACTTGATAATAAAAAAGATAATATCAAAAAACATATAACACTTTTCTTATCTTCAGTTAAAAAAGTCTTTAAATCATCATTAAATCTATATTTATACTTACTTCTTTTATAATGTCTATAATATTCATATTCTATTGATAAGAATACTAAAAAAAATATTATTAAACCTAGAAAAAATATCATATGATTATTTACTAAAGGCTGATGTTCTGAGATTGAAATTAACTTACGAAGTCGAAGTACTCAGACACTACATTCCAGAGGTGAGATGTTACACTCGAGAGTTAAAACTCACTTAACTTCGTTGTTATGACCCCTCGTCAGGTTGAATGGCACATCAGCTTTTAAAAAACAATTATGACATCCCCATATTTTTCATTAAATCTTCAAATTGTCCCTCTTTGATATTATCTTTTTTATCAAATTTAATTAATCCTTTATATAAACTATTTAGAGTAGATATTTTATCACTTACTTGTAGATTTGTATATTGTTCTAATTTCATAATTTCATTTCATCATTAAATATTTTCCATATATATTGTTTCCATTCTTCGACTGGTCTACCTAATTGGTCTTCTAATATCTTTGCTAATTTTTCAAATCTTATATATCTTATTTCTGGTGCAGTCCATCTTGTTGTTGACATCATTGTTTCTAATGAATCAAAAAAGTATATTCTCATATCCCATTTCTTAGGAACTTCTTTTTTAATCCTTTCTATTACTTGTTCTATATCTCTCATCGTTTTTTAATTTATTTTTAGAATATTTAGTAAATGTTTTCATATAATATGGTCCTTCTTTTTTTTCAATCTATTATATTTATAATCTATTATTCTTATTAATAAATCTTTATATAATAATTTTAATTTATATTTAATAATAGTTATTCTTAGTTTAATTCCAGCTAAAAAAGAATAGTATTTAAATGATTTCTTTTGTTTTGCTTCTTTCATTGCATCTATCATACTATTTAATAAATAAATTACTAAAAGAATATACGACCCCTATTGTAGCTGCAAATATTAATAAATATTTACCCTGTATATCTAATCTATCCTTACATAAATCAACCATTAATAAAATCCACCCTAAACTTGAAAATGCTATAATTATTAAAAAAAGTATATTCATATTATTTTGCACGATGAGTAGGAATCGAACCCACATCCTCGGGTTTGGAATCCAATGTAATAACCATTATACCATCAAAGTTTAATAATCTAATAATATTAATCCATCTTTTTTAATTTCCCATCCATTCATACGTTCTGGATTAAATGGTTCAGTAATTAAATGATGCCCATTTTTAGTTTTATATTTAAAAACATTTCTCGTAATTGTTGATAATACTGTTATTGCTTCTTTTAGATTATCTCCCTCGTCTATATCAATTAAAAAATTAGATTCTGCTTTTGATTGTGGTTGCATTAATGCACTTATCCATCTATTCTTTATATCTGAATAAAAATGATTTCTATTTTCTTCATTATCATAATCTGCATTTAATTGATTTTGTTTAAATATTCTAATTGCTTTTTTTATATTTCTTGAATTTACTGATGAATATATCCTATATGGTAAATGTGATTCATGTTTAATTATTAATAATTCGTTTAATAGTTTTTTAAAATCATCTGAATTTGTGGATATTCTTTTTATTACTTTTCTATCTTTATCACTCACACCATCTTTACTTCTATGAGTAAGCATTAATAATCTATAACCATTAGTAAAATCACCAAATCGTTCTATTATTTTGTCTAGTTTATTATTCATATTTATTGCCAATCATTACATTCTTCTATTTGACCACATTGTTCACATTGACCTAAACTTCTAATAAAAGAAATATAACCGATGAATTCTTTTTCTTCATCTTTTAATTTTTGTCTTGTTCTTTCTAAACAATTATCACATATAAACATAATATTTTATTTATATTAATATTTATTACGATTAAGAACTTCATCTATAGCCTTTTCCTCCCATTGAAATTTACCTCTATTTTTATTAAATGCTATCCGACATTCATCTAAAAGTTCATCTTTTATATTTATTGGTTTTTTCATTGTTCCTAAAAAATATAAACAAATACGTGCACCATCAGTTTTATTTTTACTCATATCATATTGTATTATCATATATTAATATTATATAATACTTAATAGAAAAGGTCAATAGGTTTTTTGCTTCCATCCATATTCTAAAGTAAAGATACCTGCAAAATTATTAAGGTCTTTTATCCTTTTAGTGGGAAAGTTCATTAATTTATTTCTAGCTTCTTTATTATCCTTTAAGTATTTTACTAACCATTCTATATATTGTTTTTCTTCATTATCTGTCCATTCATATTCTAAATACCAATTATCCTTTTTAAAATCAATATCTTTAAAATTAACATCGACTCTTTTGCACATTTCTTTTAATATTTCTTTTAGATATTTGTTCATATAATTATCTTCGTTCTGTATGTATTTCACATTCAAAACAAACTTTATATTTTTTTATTTGCCAGCAATTGCAATATTTACCACATAAGGGGCATTTAAGTAATAATCCCTTTTCAATTGCTTCTTCATATGTACATAGATATATATTACTTTTATTATCTTCATAATAATTTCTTTTATCTACATAATTACAATTATTACAAACTCTAGCCCATAATGCTGAACTAGGTGCATCATAACATTCTAATGATTTTTCTCCACATTTAGGACAATTATCTATCCATTGTATTCTATCTTCCATATGATTTACTGCATTCCTCACAATAAGCTGAACAATGTCTTCTGTTATTTTTACAGTCTTTATTCTTACATTTTTGTTCTTTATTAAATGCTTCAAATAATGGTTTTAGTATATTTAGTTTATTTTTCATATAAATTTCTCTAAGTATTTTATAGAGTCTTTTTCTATCGCTTTTTTCAATATTTCTTCGTTAGTCATAATTTTATAATGAAAATATTTCTGGAACTCCACCTAGATTAAATATCTCTTTTGCTAAGTTTGCATAATTGTAAGCATGTCTATAATGGTCAGGACCAGTCTTTAAATATTGTGCTACTATATCTCCTTTCTTATTTTCATTCTGAACTCTAGTTAAGTTCTTCATTTGTTTTTTAAAGTCTACATATACATCAATATTCTTTGGTATCTTTATATTTTGTTTTTTAATTTCATTAGTTGATTTATCTAAACTCATTGTTCTCCCTGTCGTTACTTTAAGTTCTTCTGTTCTAAACCATTGTCCTTTAGTAAATCCACTTGTATCGACATACCAACACATATGGTTATTTCCTTGAGCTCTTTTACAAAATTCTTCAGCTGCTCTTCCTTCGGGATTACCATCAATAACTGCACATTTACTTTTATATTGTTCTGCTAATCCTACTAATTCATCTACTGTTCTACATTCACCAGTATATAATAATTTTTCTTTATCTATTATTACTATATGAAATATTTTACCTACATCAACCCCCATGAATGCATGGTCACTTAATTGTGGAATAGTATAATCTCTTTTACATGCATCTATATCATGTTCAGTAAGTTTACCACCTTTAGGTTCATATGTTAATCCTAATGATTGATTCATGAATTGCATTACTTCCCATTCTGTTTCTTTTTCACTCTCTTCTATTAATTCATCAAGGTCTAATAAAGGACTATATAATTGACTTATTTGATATCCTCTTTTACTTTTATCGGGATATTTAGGAACCCATTCTATTTGGCATGTATAAGGAACTATTTTCTTTTTACATTTTTTACAAATTACTTGTTTATTTTCTTTATCTATATTCTCCCAAAAATCTAATTCTTGCCATTCATTACAATGAGGACATTTCAATTGTAAATGATGTTGGTCTGATTCATTAAATTTATTATCTATTCCAAAGTTAGGTATCGTTGGTGTGCTTCTCCATCTCATCCATTTCCTCTTACTATGCATTGTTCTTTTCTTTAGAAAAGGAATGCTTTCAATTAACATTCTATCTAACTCATCTACGAATACTGCATCTGCTGAAACTGATGTTATTTGTGTTGGTCTATTTGCTCCCCTAAAATAAATAAATCCTTTACTCATTCTTTTCAATCCTACCTTATCCGTTTGTTTCTTCATTATCTTTTTCACCCTACCGGATACCATTGATAAATATTTACTATTATTAATGGGCTCATCTATTCTTTCTTGTACTAAATCAGATACTGTTCCACTAGTAGGAAATACATATAATGAATTTTCTCTATATTGGTCGGGCAACCATAATGCTTCAGTTATCATTCTTTCGGTAATACCTGCCTGGGCTGACTTTTTGAATGTTATATCTGGATGTTGGTCTTCATATAGTTTTTCTACATAAGTATGATTACCATTATTGTATTTACCTAAGTCTAATGGTTTATCTCTTACTGACCAATATTTCTCTACCCAATGAAGATAACTTTCTGTTTTATCCTTTTTGTTGTTCGTTAGTTTCTGGATTATCTGTATTTTGTTTTCCCTCTCCTTGAGTTTCTGCAATTTTTTTAATTCGTTGTTTAAGTTCTTCAATGTGTCTATCGAGTTGTTCTCCATTGAGTTGTTCATAATTTCCATTTTCATTATCACCATCATCGGTGCTTACATATTGTGTTGATTTACCAAATACTCTATCAAATAATGATTCAATAGCTCTCCAGTCTGCTTCCCTTGTTTTTATGTAATAATATTTTTTACTTTTTAAATCATCTTCCATTTCTCCAGTTTCTTCATTCAGGTTCTTTTCAAATACTTCACCACTTAATCCATCTAAATCATCTTGGTCATCTACTGATTGAGCACATTCATCAAAAAACTTTTTAATCTCTCTCCAATCAGTAACCATTACATGCTCTCTAATTTTTTTACCATTTTTATTTTCTGTTTCATCTATTCTAAATAAAAACATTTCTCCTTCTGCTTGTGCCATCATTATCTTTAATAGTCTATTAGCTTTATTCATTATGGCTTGATGTAAAGCTTTTTCTACTTTTCTTCTTTCTAATGTTGCTTTATTATATCCACCTAATTTTCTTCCTGCGTTTGGTTGTGAGCCTCCCCATGTTCCCATATAGTTATTTGTAAAGATTATTTTTCTTATTTATCTAATGTTATATAATGTTTATTATTCCTTTAATATTAAACAAAAAACCCACCTAAAAAAGTGGATATTGTTATATACCATTATATTTACATATATATTGATTATTACTTAGTTCTTTTACTCCTTTAACAAGCATTTATATTTATTTTATTTTTGTTTTAGTTACTTTTTTTATTACTTTACTCTATATAATTTTTATAATAATTATCTTGTTTTTCTCTTAATCTCTTTTCTTCTTCATCTGAAATATCCTCATCCATTATTATTAATAATGGGGATAGGGCTATAGTTAATAGTATTATAAATAATAATATCATATACTTTTTTTTATTACTTTATTCTATTCCTCTTTGTTTTAGTTATTTTATGATTATTATCTTCTTTATGTAATATTGTAGTTTTATTAAATCACATTTAATTTATTTAATATTCTTCTACTTCTGCTGGGGTATATTTGGCTTCTTCAATTATTAATTTTTTTTTATCTAGCTCTTTATTTCTTTGATTGAATGTTTCAGTTTCCCTAATCCTCATATTTTCAAGTTTAGATAGTCTATTTATTTTCCATTCTTTTAAATTTTCTTCTCTAAGTTTTTTTACTTCTTCATTATACATATATTTATTCTATTAATAAATTACCATTATTTATTTTATTTAATACCCAATCATATATTGGAGTTACTTTAATTATTTCGTCTTTCATTTTTGGATTAATTGGATTTGTTTTTTGCCACCCGCCATTATCTTTGAACCCAATGTTAATAAACCCGCTTTCATATTCTAATACTTCTTGCTCCATCATATAGTTATTTTAGGTATTTTTAAATCTTTAAACCAATAATTTTTTAGATTTTGACTATCTATTAACATTACCTCATATTTTCTATGCCAACCAAATTTATTCATCATTTTAGTAAACCAAGGTAAATCTTTATATCCTCCTTCTTCCTTTTTATCTATATGTATAGAAATCTTTTTTAAATCTTTTATAGTAAGTGTTTTTTCTATTTTATTACTATATGTACTTTTATTCATATATCTTTATTCTTTATTATATCATATTTTTTTATTATTTAATTATTATAAATCTGCACCAGCTTTATCTTGTGCATTTTTTATCGCTTCAAATTCTTGACCTCTTTTAAATGCTTCTATTAATGCATCATCTTGATTATCCCAATCTCTTAAATCTTCTAACATTTTTTTTATCTCTTTTTCCATAATTTTACAATAATTTAGTTATTATTATATATATTAATAACTCCATTTATATTTGGTGATAAAAAACATAATGATACATTTAATGCAAAAGAGTGGTTAATATATATAATAGTATATAGCCCATTAATATATTTATAAAAAATAGTGCTATTAAAAATATTAAATAAGCTTTTATCATGTTATTTTTTAAATATTGAATTAATAGTATCCCATAAATCTTCTAGGCTATCAAATGATTCTAATTCATCTTCCAATTCTTTTTTATAATCATCTATTGATTTATGTTTATCTTCTTCTATTGTTTTATTATTTATATTAAACATTCTTTGTTCTATATCATTTGATTCTCTATCTTTGACAATACTAAATTCATTCCTTAATCTATCTATTTCTTTTAAATCTCCTGCTTGTTTTTTATTATGTTTATATCCTCTATGATAACAATAATTTAAACAAGTCTTTATTGTATCAATATCTTTGTCTTCTAATGTATATATTGTTTCTTGTTTCATTTTTAAATTTTTTATCATATTACTTTATTTAATATTTATTTTATCCAAAATTTATACCATTTTCTTTTATAATCTTTACAATCACCATCTATATTGAATTCATCACAATCTCCTCTATTTCCTCTAGTGTAATTATTAAGAGTACAATAATTTTCTATATTGTATTCATCTATCACTATCACTATTTCATATTTACAATTCTTACAATATACTTTCTTTTTATTCATTTCATCTATTACTTTATTTTGTGTTTTACTCATATTTTTTTTAATATATAATATATAGGGAGGAAGATTAGGTTTTCTTCCAATATGGGTCTTTATTCATCTTTTATTTTTGCAAACTAGTAAAGCCCACTCTACTAATTAGGAGCTATTCCCAAAGACAGGAAACTGTTGCTCTAAATTATACAATCTATATACCAAACCTAGGAGATAGCATATAAATAACTTAACGCATAATTGGCTCATTTAAGTTTATTTGGAGCCTCTCGGTAGTGATACCTTTTTATTTAATGTAATCATTACACATATACCAACTACTAACCGACATCCTATTCAGCTTTCATTGTGCTTTATTCACTCACTTATGAATTATTCAGCCACCCCTAAATATTATATATTAATAATTCTTATAGCCTCCACTTAATAAAAAGTGAAAGCCTGAAAAAAATACCTATTCTTCGCTTAATTTTGTCCCCATGCAATTAAGGTGAAGCTATAAAAATCATTATTTTTAATGAACTATATTACTTATCTAGAGCCTCAATATAATTTCTTATATTAAGACCTAATTAACTAACTCATTTTAATTTATGACAATTAAGATGAAGCTCTAAATAACTAATGAATCAGATTACGGAGATGGATAGCTTCAATATTTCCGCTATCTAATAAGTTTGAAAATACTCCCTTATTATACACCTCTACTGGGATAATTATATTTTGAAAATTATGTAAAATATTTATCAAGAGATTTTATTATTTTCAATATAATTATTCTGATTCTTATTACTTATATTAATATTATATATTATTTAAAGAAATAAGTCAATAGGTTTTTTTTAATTAATTTTATTTAATATTAGTGATTTTATATTAATAACTATTATAAATAATATAAAACATTTTAAAATAATTTTAATTGCTTATTTTGTCTCTTATTTCAATATGTATTTTATTACCAAATTCTGGTTTTATTTTTTTAATATCTATTAAATTATCTTTGTTTATTCTTCTTTTTAATTCTTTAATTATATTTTCATTAGTTGGTTCTATATCCATATAATTATTAATATATTTATCTCTTAATATATTTAGTTCATTTTCTATTAATTCTTTATTACATTTACCATTAAAATTTAATAACAAACTAATTTCTTCTATATCAATATTATATAGATTTCTTTTACATTTTAAAGTTGTTGTATAATTCATATTTTTTAATTTATTTTATCAAGCCAATATTCTTGTATTCTTTTAGATATTTGTGCAATCATTATTGGAGGAACTGACATACCAATTAAATAACCAATTTTACCATTTCCATTTTCTTTATCAATTGGGACTAAAAAATTATAATCTAATGGAAATGTTCCAGCTTTTATTATTTCTCTACTACTAATACAATATGGAATTTCTGATAAATGCATTGTTCTATGACATTCACTTTGTAATGTTGGTAATACCAAATCATTACTTAGTTTATAATAATTAAAAAAACTACCTTTTGGATGAACGCTAGATATTTGTATGCCTGATTTACATTTTTTCCATAAGTTTAAAAAATCATCATTAAATACTTTTCTTCTATATTTTTTATCAGTATTATCTTTTATTTTACTAAATACAATTTCATCTTCATTAAATGTTAAATTTAAAAATGGCATTTTTGTTAATAAATGTTGTTTTGGTCCTTCAATTTTTTCTGCTATATCTTTTCTTATACTTATAAAAAATACTCTTTGTCTTCTTTGTGGTACTCCCATTTTACTAGCATCTAATAACCAATGATGTGTATAATATCCTGCTTTTTCTGATTCTTGTATTATTTTTTGTGAATATTTCATTGCATTACCTAATAAAATTCCCTTTACGTTTTCTGTTATAATTACTTTTGGTTGAAGTCTTTTTGCTAAATCAATAAAATCAAAAAATAATGTATCTAATACTTGTTTAGTTTGCCCTTCCTTAAATTTCTTTTCTTTGCCCCAATCCTTTTCTCTATTGCCACTCATACTGAAATTTGAACATGGTGGCGAACCATCTAAAATATCTAAATTATAAAGTTCTTTTGGTAAATCCATTGTTATCATTTTTCTTATATCACAATCATATACTAATTTAGGATTATGATTAACTTTATAAACTTCTACTAATTTTTTATCAATTTCATTCATTCCAATAACATCATATCCTGCTAATTTATATCCCATAGTCGACCCACCACCGCATGCAAAAGTAGAAAATACTTTATATCCATTTTTATTTACTTTCTTTAAATCTTCTAATTTCCATTTATAATTAAATTTATGATTATTCATAGCTATCTTCTTAAGAATTGAATAATTGTTTCTTTTGATTTAACTCCTGATAATCTTCTTTCTCCTTTTGATAATGTTGGTAAAGACATTATTTCAAAATTTTTAATTAATGTTTTATGTTCATTTATATCCATAATGGTAATATCAAATTGTTTTTGTAAATCATCTATTATTGGTTTCATTAATCTACATTTAGTATCTTTTTTTGATGTGAAATAGTAAATCATAATTTTATTTTAGTTAATTAATACTTTCTATATCTTCTTCACCTTTATCTAATTGGTCTGATTCCCATTTTAAGAATCTAAATGATTTTAATTTAAATGCATCAAATCCAAATAATGTTTCTTTTCTTATTACAATTCCTTCTTCTGGTACTTTATTTTTACACATAAAGCAATCCTTATCATTATATTTTTTTTCTAATCCTTTAATAAATAATTCTTCCCAATTTTGCTCTAAAATATTAAACATATCTTTTGCTTTACCCTGATAAAATACATATACATATTCTAATTCATATCTATCACAAAATTCTTTTATTTGTTCTGATGATAATTCATTTACTATACCATCATAATTTGTAAATGTAATTCTATAAATTTGTAATCTCTTTTCTCCTTCATTACATCCATAATCATATTCTCCCTGAATTGCTTTGCCACTTTTTGTATATCCTAAACATTCTCCATATATCGTGTATCCTTTTGGTATAAATTCTTTTATTTCATCTTTTATTTCTCCCCATAAATCACTTCCATAGAAATCTTGTTTGTATTGTGTTTCATATTCATTCTTTACTACTTTTCTTGATAATTTTTTTAATAATTTTAATATTTTCATATATTTTTATATTTTACTTTATGTCCATAAAATATTTTTAGATTGTTTTTGTTTTTCAATACACTTGTTAAATGAGATGAGTTTTTGCCAAAATATTCATTTGTCGATTTAATCGAATCAAATTCTTTTATTAATTTTCCATTTAAATCATATAATAATACTGCTTTTTTTGTTTTACTTCTATCTTTTCTCTTTGGATGGTCTTTCCATTTATTTCCATAATATTTATATGACCAACAATACCCATAATTACACCATCTTTTCTTTATTGCTGACCTAATATTTGCCGAATCGAATCCTACTTCTCTTTTTATATCTGCACCACTGTACCATTTTTTCATAAAAATACCTTCACCGCTATATTGATATATAATTCTAGATGATGGGTTATCCTTTCCTTTTTTACCTCGTCTAAAATGATTTAATGATTTTTTCAAATTACCTTCTTTTGTACCTTTAATTCCTATTGTACTTCCAGCTATTTTGCATATATTATATTTTGGTTTTAATTTATCAATATAGTATTGCTCCCTTTTAATTAACTTATCTATTTTACAAATTTCTATAATTATAAATTTTAATTTTTCTTTACCAACTTTATTATATGCTCGTTGTAATATTATAGAATGGTGATATTGTTTTTTAAGTCTACTAAAATGTGTTCTCTTTCTCCCATCTAAGTTAATAGCACTTCCAATATAAATATTACCATTTGTTAAATTTTCTATTTTATATATTCCTGATATTGTATTTTTCATATAATTATTAATACTTATATACTATATAAAAAATAAAGTCAAGTAGTTAAAAACTAATATTACAAATCACTATTTTTTATAACTTTTCGACTGCCATATACATAATCATATTCTTTATCATTAATTTTTACTCTAATTAATTTTAGAAATTTTTCTAATATATTAAGTTTTCTTTTTACTAATAAATTTGCTACCCACCAACTCGTTCCATGAGTTTTATATGTTATTGTAATATTATCTTCTGGTTTTATTTTATGTGCATTTTTTCTTAAATTTTCTGTTTCAATATGAAATCTAACTTGTCCATCAACTAATCTTGATATTCTAGCTTTTTTACCTTGCTTTCCTTGTCCTTCTTGATTTCTGGTTTTTACAATATACTTTTTTACCATTAAATAATCTCCAATAGTATCAAATTCTTTATTAGTATAATCACTTAAATCATATTGATTTCCTAAAAAATCTTCTAATTCTTTTATTGGTATAATATATCCCATTGATTTCTCTCCTCTTAATTTCATTGCTTTTACTCTACAATTATCTTCAAAAAATCCAATCTTTTCTTTATCTTGATTTAATTCTTTATGTCTAAATGAATTTGTAAATGATAAAAATTCTTTATTTATTTGACACTCTAATGGGAAAAAACAATATATATCACCATCTTTTGCTTCAAGTCCTGTAATTACATTCTGAAAATCAATACTAACAATTTGTAATCTATCAGCATTTTCGTGTTTTCGTAATCCTTTTAATTTTACTATTTTTGCCAAATAATTTACATTGGCATTTTTAGATGTACATATCATATTTTTATTTTAGTTAAATAGATTATCTTGACATTTTTGACATATTCCAGATATTTTAAATTCTTTAATACTTAAATCATCTTTAAATTCATCAATATTAATATTATTATTACATATTGGACATTTATTATTTTCTACTCTTTTTACTTCTTTACTAAATCCTGCTTTTTTTAATATTTCTTTATTCATATTATTTTTTATCATATATCATATTTTTTATACTCTCACCAAATTCATCTATACATATATCTCTTGTTTCTATAAAAAACATATTGATTACTTTTTTTATATTTGGATTATCTTTTTTATATTCATCTTCTAATCTATTATTATAATAATTAATTAAATTATTTTTTTTTCTTTGGTTAATCATATTATTCTTCAATTAATTTTAAACAATCTTTTATAATTGATTTTGCTCTTTTTAAATATTCATTACCATTCATCATATCATATTCCCCGTCTTTCATCATTTTTGTTCTTCCTAAATCTATTATATTAAGGCAATTATTTAATTTATTTTCTAAACTTTTAAATTTCCATTTTTCACTTTTATCAATTTGTTCTTCTAAATGTTTTAAATTGTCATTTAATTCACAATTATCTTTTGCTAAATCTAAAAAGGTTTCTAAATAAATAACTGCTTTTGTATCAAAGTATTTTTCTCCCCCTAATTTATATACCAATACTGGTATTCTATTTGAGTCTCCTACTTCTAATTTTTTTGTTTGTTCCCACCAATCTCTTATATGAGGAGTTTTATGATTTTTACACTCAATACCTAATCCTCTTTTTTCTTTAGTTTCTCTTTCATAGATTATTACTGAATTAACAATGTCTGCCTTTTCTCTTGTTCCTGAACCACTGCCAGGGGATTTAATTGCTATTCCTAATCCTCTTTCCATCATTCTATCTGATACCCAATTTTCAAGTGCATTCCCTTTCGCTTTTCTACTTTTTATTGTTGACATACTTTTCTATTATAGTTCTTAGGAGTAATGGTTGATAATTTGTATTTTCCATTGCTATTAATACTTGTTTATCATTCATTGTGGGCTCATACTCTTTTTTTCTTAAAGCATTATGACAGTGCCCATGAATATTTATATCATAACCAATATCTTCATGTGGTATATGACTAAATAATATATTTTGCCCAAAGTATTTATCTGTAAAAGTATAACATACAAAATCCCATCCATTTTCTAAATACCAATTATTACTTTTATGGTCATGATTTCCTCTAACTAATATTTTTTTACATTTTAATAATCCACTCAAATGATAATGAACTTCTTTATCTCTCCCTATACAAATATCCCCTAGGTGAATTAATATATCATCATCTTTTATTTGTTCTAATCCCATCCATAATCTCTCATTAAAGTCTTTTGGTCTATCACAATATTCAATCATCTTATCATGGAAGAAATGAGTATCACTTGTAATCCATATTCTATTTTTTTGATTCTCCATTTATTTAAACCACTGATAGTACAAAAATTGCTCCTCACCTTCATGAATTATATGTATTGGTAAATTTAATAATAATCTATGTATATTCATTAAAATTCTTCCTACTCTCCCATTACCATCTTCAAATGGGTGTAATCCTTCAAATCCAATATGCCAATCTTTTACATTTTGTTCTTTTTGTTTTTTTGATAATTTATTGACTTCATTTATATTAATAGTTTTTAACCATCCTTTCATTACTTCTTTTGAAAAATCATCGCTTATAAATCTTTTGACTTCACCACCAATATAAACATCACATTGCTTAAATTTACCTGCTATATCTGGTCTTAGTCTTTTTTGTAAATGTTTATGAATGTTTAAAATATAATTAATTGAAATTCCTCTCCCATTAATAAAACCATTTTTAAATTTCATAGCATATACCCATGCTTTTTCTGCATCTTGTAATGCTTCACTGCTATATTCTTTTTCAATATAATTGGATTCTTTTAAAAATTCAATTAAGTCTTTTCTATAATCCATTTAATTCTAATTTTAATTTATTTTTTTGAATACCAAACTTATTTAATTGTTTTGTAATTTTATCTATATTTTCTGAACTTTTTAACATACCATAATCATCATGATTATATACATTAATTAATGAATTTGTTAATTCAGTTGTAATTTCAGATGCTTTGATAAATGCTTTATCATCAATATCCATTATTTGTTTTTGAATTGAAATTTGTTTTTTTAGTTTATTAATTTCATCTTGATTAATTGGGATTTCTTTTATTACTTCTTTAGTAATTGTTTCATATTCACATACTGGGCATGTTTTTTCTGTTGGTGTAATTATACCAATTACAATGAATATAAATAATATGATTAAAATCCATTGCCAAATTTTTAATTTTTTCATAATTTTTTTACTTATTTTCTTTATATATTAATAAATATTTTTCATCAAAGTTACCATTGTTATATAATTTGCAACATTTATGACAAGCTACTCTTCGTCTTCTATGTATTTTGATTTCCATTTTACAATTAGGACATATTCCAATATATTTATATGGTATAATTGCTTCATAATTTAATCTACTGGGATTGCATCCTATCTCTTTACATTTTAATTTCCATTTTCTATCATGCCCACTTTTAGTTAAAGAATGTGCTATTTCATGTAATATTGTATTTCTAATTAATGGTTCGGAATTATTTTTAATATATGGAATTGATAATTCAATTATTTCTTTGGTATAATTACATATTCCAGTCATTGATTTCCTATTATTAAATCCTAATTTATAATTACAATTATAAATTTTTGCTAATTCTTTATAAAGTTTTATTACATCTTTTTTATACATGAAATTATTTTATAATAAATAATCTTCTAATTGTCTTTCTGCTTCATCTTCAGTCATTCCTAAATCCATCATAGCTGATATTGCTTGTTCTTCAAATTCTTCATCTAATATATTTTCATCATTCATATATTTTATTTAAAATATTCTTCTTTATACTTACTATAATTTTTCATTATATCTTGCACTTCATCTCTAGTTAATTCTACATTATAGCATTCATCTGCTAAATTAATTACCATTTTAATATCAAACATATTTGTTTGTCCATCTTCTCTAACTGATTCATATGTTAAAAATTTTTCTTTTGAAATTGTCATAATTTTAATTTATAGATAGTTTAAATTTTTGATAAATTGGTCTTTATTATAATTTTTAAAATTTTCAAAATATCTAAAATCACCTTTACTCTTATCATTAAATATTCTATGTATTTTAAAATAAAATCCAACACCGTCTACCGTAGGATTAATTGATAATATTTTTATATTTCCTCCCCTTTAAATCACCCTTTATTTTTTTAATTAATTGTTCATTTTTAATATTATTTATTTTTCTTTTTTTTCTAGATTCTTTAGACTTATTTCTTTCAAACTTTAAATGGGTTTCTATTTGTTCATCTGTATAATTTTGCGTTTTCCAATTTTCTTGTCTTTTACTCATAAATTTAATTTATTTTAATAAATTAATTACTCTTTTTGTTGCATATCTTCCATTATTGTTTAACATTCTCTGCCAAGCCTTATTATATGGAGACCAACGAAATCCGTTTGATTTTAATATAGTTCTCACTTCTTCTTCTGGTTTACCATCAAATATAAATCTTATTCTATTATCTTCTTTATTTTCCGTAAGAACAAACCCATCTACTTTTATATCTTCTCGCTCTTCCATATTATATTGTTTTGATAATCGTTTTATTCTTAATTTAATAGTCCTAATATTAGCATTGTTGTTTGATAGTTGATAAGTTTCAAATGGCTTTTCAGTTTTCAAAGCTCTGGCTTCTGCATTTTGCTCTTTCATATCTTTCTGCGAATCTTCACGCTGTGCTAATTTTATTTTTAATTTAGCTATTGCTTCTGGGTCATCTGAACTAATACCACCTTTACCAATGTTTTCTGCCTTGCTTTCATAATAGTCTGCTTTATTTCTTTCTTCAACTGATTTGTCAATTTTACCTGTTGCCCTACTTCTATAAGCTCTATCCCTTTTTTCAGAGTGATGACCGACTAGAATTGGTTGACCAAATGGAATAGCATTTAAACTTTCCCAACCCTCTTTTGATAATCTATTGGCTCTGGCTTTGCAAACGTCTGATATTGCTTCATATCGTTCTTTTTTTGCTTCTTGTTTTTGTTTATAATTATTCATAAATTTTGATTTAATTAATTAATATTATATAGTGTTTATTAACTTATATATATATTATATAGTATTAATTAAAATAAATCAAGTGTTTTATGGCTATTTAATTTCGTTTAATATTAGTGGTTTTTTAAGGTTCTCAAAAAGTTATCCACACTTTTTTATTTAAAAATTTAAAAATAATTGATTTTCTTCTTTTTGTTTTCGTGTATTTTGCCGTATTCTTTTCATATAAAATCGTTCCCAATCTTCATTTGGAAATGCTACTTTTATAATTCTCTTTAATATATTATAGATTCTATTATTCCAATAAAAATATTCATCATATTTCCCCTCATATTCATCTACCATTATGTAATCTTTTGATATACTATCTTTAACAATATATTCCACTTCATAGCTTTGTAAATATCCTGTTTTTTCAATCATTCTTTCTGCTACCATTACATGCGGTAATTTTGATTGATATTCATATGGTGGTTTTGTAATTTTCATTCGTATAATTAAATCTTCTATATCTAATTTACCATCTATTACTTTTCTTTGGCTTTCTTCAATAAAAAATACACAATCCTCTATATTATAATTATCAAATAAAATATGTTTAATTAATTCTTCTTGTTTTTCACTAGCATATTTAATTGTATTTCTTTTAATATAATCAAGTCCTTTTGTATAAAGCTCATTTGTTTTTTTACCATTTAAGCTTGATGCAATTCCAGTATAATTTTTTTTATCTATTAATAAAAATCTACTAAATGTTTTATCATCTTCTAAATTAATTTTTGAATCTACTATTCCATATCTTTTTAATTCATCTTCTAATACTATATGGTATTCTTTTAAAATATTATCTATATTATTTTTAATTTTATTTTCCTTATCACTTAGAAATAAACTATCTGTATCCCCATAAATTACATCTAATCCAATAGTATTAAAATAATCTTTAGTAAATGTTATTAGCCATTGCCCCATTTTAGTAATTGATTCTGCTATCTCAACTGAATACCATCTACTTTGTTGCATTCCCATTATACCATAAATAGAATTAGTAAGTGCTTTAACTACATACTCATTACTTTCAATTGTATCATATTCTGCTCCTTTATTTTTTCCGTCTTCTATCATTTTAAGTTTTTGGTCTTTATATAATTTTCTTTTACCAATCATTCCTTCAATCGTTTCTTTTACTATTGATTTCTTTTTATTTGTAAATTTAAAACCTGAACCTGGATTTTTTATTTCACCATCTTTACTTAATGTATCAAACCCAATATTTGAAGTCATTATTATACTAGGATATAAACTAGAAAAATCAAAAACATATACATTATCATATAATCCTCTTTCTGGGTCTAAAACAATTGCCCCTGCATATTTTGCCTTTCCTGTAAATTCTTTTTTAGAGGGGCATATAATATTTTTTTCTTTTGCATTTTTTAATAAATAATTATCTAATAATTCTGATACATAAAATTGACCAATAAAAGTATTACACCATTTTGCTTCTTTAATTATTAATTTAAAACAATCTGTTTTTTCATCTAAGTCTTTTAATAATTGAACATCTTGAATATTATATTCTTTTAATAATTCAGGTTCTTTATTATACATATCAATAATTCTTTTTCCACTATGACTTATTTTTCCCTTTCCTAAAAAATGATTACTAACATATTCTAATGAATTTTTGGGTAAATTAAATAATGAAATAAATCTTTTCATCATATCAATATGTGCTACCTGTCTCCAATTAAATTTTAATTTATATAATTTCATTCTTTCCCTAATATATGGTAAATCAAATCCACCTGAATTCCAACCAGTAATTATATCATATCGTTTAAAAAGATTTAAGCAATTTTGTAAAAGAACCTTTTCATTTTTATCATCAAAATAAAATTTATTTCCAGAACTATCAATTCCTGCCATAGTGAGCATGGGGTATGCACCAATATTTATTCCTATATGACTATCATCTGTTTCAATATCAAAATATAAAATATCATAATTATCATCTACCTCTATTTTATTATCAATACAATATCTTTTTAAACTATCAAAATCAGATTCATATGTTTCAATATTTTCTTTTTTTAAATATTCTAATACTGCTTGTTTAGCATCTTGTTCATATTTACTATTTAAGTTCTGGGAATATAATCTTACATATTCATTTCCAATAATATAATCATCTATCATTTCAGATTCTTTCATCTTATCTAGATTTATTTTTATCAAATCTATTTTTTTAATATAAAAATACCATTTAAAATCTAATATCTCTTTTTGTTTTTTTGTATTATCTTCTTTGTATTCTAATATTATTTTATCTTTATATGTATATCCATTTATATATTTCATAATTAAAATAATGTTTGTTGTTTTTTAATATTATTGGCAGCTTCTAAATTAAGTTTAGCTTGATTATAATAACTTTGCTTTAATTCAATTCCTATAAATTTTCTATCTGCTTTCAATGATTCATATCCTTCACTACCAATTCCCATAAACGGACTAAAAACTAAATCGCCTGGATTAGTCCATAAATATAAACATCTTTTTATTACTTCTAATTGTAATGGACATATATGTTTTTCATCTTTTTCTTCTCTAGCACTTGTCTTTTGTAATGTTTCTCCCTGTTTAATATCTGTCCATATTGGACTTGCTATTTTTTGCCAATAACTTACTGGATAACTTTCTGGAGTATGTGTAATTGGTTCTAAATTTTCTCCAGGTTTTCTCATTGTAATTAGATAATCAGCAATCCCCTGTCTACACATTGAACTATCCTTTTTTATTTGTTTATGTAATAATCCTAATGCTTTTGTTCTTTGCATTGCAACTACTGGGTCTTTCCAAATAACTACTTCACTTTGAAATATCCATCCTTCATCTTGATACATTCTAATTAAATCACCTCTAAAATCTTTTATGCCAATATATCCCTCAACACTTTTCCTTGTTGGTAAAAGCATACAATGAAAACTTAATAATCTTCCTGGCTTTGTTATTCTAAGTTGTTCTTTTATCAAAAATTTATAATGTTCATAAAATTCATTATCATTTTTGCAATTACCCATATCTCTTTCACTATCAGAATAAGTATAAAGACTTGAAAATGGTGGACTAAATATTGAATAATGAATACTATTGTCTTCTATTTTTTTTGATTGTTCTACACAATCTCCTAACATTATTTTATAATCTTTTCCTTCAATTATTTCTTCATTATATTTTTTTTCTTTTTTCATAAAAGTAAAATAAGTTTTAACATTATTAATTATATTATCATTCATTTGAATATGTCTTTTTCTTTTTTGTTTTATTGAATTTAAAACTTTAATTTCTTTTTCACTTAATACAATATATACATTAACATTATTTTTTTGACCAAATCTCCAACATCTTCGTATTGCTTGATAATATGCTTCATATGAATATGATAATCCACAAAAAATAACATTACTACAATTTTGCCAGTTCATACCGAATCCAGCTATCTTTGGTTTAGTTATTAGAATATTTACATTACCTTTAGCAAAATCAAGCATTGTTTTTGCTTTAAATTCATTTGTATTTTTCCCACTTAATTGAGTACTATTTTTTATTTTTTTTTCTAATAAATCACCTTCAATATTATAATCGCACCAAATAATAAATTGTTTATTTGGATTATTATTTATTATTTTTTCAACTTCATTAACTCTATTATTTAAACTTTCTTTTCTTGCTCCACGAATTTCATTAAATCCTTGTGCTGGCATAGTAAATAATTGTCCTTCTGTTCTTTTACTTTTTAATAATATTTCATTTTCAATTAACTTTGGTATTTTATATTTTTCATTATCAAACCCAATATCTCCTGGGTCTGTTAACATTACTGACCATGTTCCTATAAATTTCCAAAATTCAGATTCCGCATGTCCCTTTAATCTCCATGTCTTTGAATGTGAAACATCATTTATAAAATACATTGCTAACATTTCTACTCTACTTGTAACATTTAAAAATTCACAATGATTACCTAATTCCATAAAATCATTAGGGCTAGGTGTAGCAGTACATGCAAGTTTATATTTAGTAAACTGAAAATCATCTATTAATTTATTTCTAAATTTACCAGTATATGATTTTAAAATTGAACTTTCATCTAACACTATTCCTACAAAATCATCTGCATTAAATTTATGAAGTTTTTCATAATTAGTAATATTAATACCATTTATTATGTCTGATTGTTCTTCAACTATTTTAACATCAATTCCAAACTTCCCTCCCTCTTCTTTTGTTTGTTGACTAACTGCTAATGGTGCTAAGATTAATATTGGTTTATTTTCTTTTTTATTAATTTGATTAGCCCATTCAAGTTGCATTATTGTTTTACCAAGTCCACAATCTGCAAAAATAGCACTTCTTCCTTTTTTTAATGACCATTTAACAATAGCTTTTTGAAAATCAAATAAATGTTTATTTAATTTATTTTCATCAATATCAAATCCACTATTTTCAATTTTTAATATTTTTTTATCTAAAAACTTATTATAACTCATAATTTAATTATTTAATGGCATTAATATGCAAATATAATTATTATCTATTTCTGCTTTAATTATTGATGGTGATTTATTATCATTAATTCCTATTTTTATTTTATCACTATTAATATTTTCAATGATTTCTAATAAATATAAATAATTAAATTTTATATTATTATCATCTCCTTTCTTTTCTATATTTAATTCACTTTTATTATCTCCTTTTTGTGATTCAGTATTAATAATTAATTTATCATTTATTTCTAAACTAATACTATCATCTAATGCAAATATAGAATTGGTTTTAATAGCATTAATTAATTCATTTTTATTTATTAATATTTCTGTTTTTACTTCATTGGGAATTAATTGAGTATATTCTGGGAAACTACCCTCTATTAATCTAGATAATAAATTAATATTTTTTGTTTTGAATAATATATTATTATCATTAACTACTATTTTTATTTTTTCATCATTTATCTTTGATAAAACATTTATAAGTATATTTAAAATTTTTGATGGAACAATTAATTTTCTTTCTTCACCGTTTATTTTAATTTTTTTCTCAGCTAATCTCATACCATCACTTGATGCTAAAATTAACTCTTTACCAAATGAAAATAATATTCCTGATAATTCAATTCTAATATCACTTGTCGATGAAGCAAATAAAATTTGTGATAATGATTCTTTTAATTCTTTTACATCCACTTCATATTCAAATCCATCATTCTGTTCTGGTAAAGTTGGATATTCTTCTTTATTTTGTAAATTAATATTAGTCTTATGTGTTTTACTTTTTATTGAACATTTTTTATTAAAATTTAATTCAATATCTTCACTTGTAATTAAATTAATATAATCTTGTAGTGTTTTTGAATTTATTAAATATTCATTTTCCTCATATTCACCATCTTGTTTATATTCAATAACATTTTCCATATCGGTAGTGATAAATTTTACATTATCTTTTTCTACTTTAATAAATAGATTACTTAAAATTGGTAAAATATTATTCTTATTAGCTAATGGACAAACTATTGATAAAATGTTTTTTAATTCTTGTTGTTTAAATTTCATAGTTTTTATTATTATTCTTTATTAATTATTTTACCATCTTCAATATATATCCCAACTGCTTCTTCTTGATTATTAACTACTCTTTCTAAGAATAATGTTAATTCATCATATCCATTAACTATTTCAGCAAGTAGTTTTATATTTTCATCATCGAAATCATTACCATTTTTTATATTAGCTAATTTTAATTCAACTCCCTCTCTAATACAAGTTTCAACATACATCGCAATTGCAATTTTTAATCCTTCACTAGTTGATAATTGTTTAATGGGGATATTTTTATATAATATTTTTTCTTCTGTAACCTCTAATCCATCTAATGGTAATTTCATAGCAGATAATAATTGTTGTCTTTGGTGTTGACCATCTTTGTATTGTTGGTCTAATTCATTCCATTCAGTTTTCTTTTCTACAACTTTATTATTACTATCTAATACTTGATGTGCTTGTCTTATTTTTTTATTTACATTATCAGCATCATCTAAATCACATTTAATAGAATCTAAATTACTTTCTGGTTTTTTAATTTCTTCTAATTCTTTATTTAATATTTCTAAATTTTTTATTTCTTTTTTTAGATGTTCAATTTCTTCATTATTACTTTTAATATCATCTTGTGAACCATTATATTTTCTATGATTATTCCCCTCATCTTCATATTTTTGAGTTAATCCAATAATATCAATTTCTTCTTTATCTTGATATTTTTTAGCATCATTAATTTCATCATCATTATATTGTGCTAATGCTTTTCCTTCAATACCAGTTTGATGTCTTTTATTATAAATTTCTTGTAATTTAGTATCTTCTTGTTCTAAATCAACTCCTGAAAATTTAATTAAATCTTCTCGTTGTTCTTTTTCTGATTTATTTAGAAATTCATTTGGGTCAAAACTTTTACCCCCAGTTAATTTATTTAAAAACCCCTGAGGACTAGGATATTTCATCCCATCATTATTTATAACTTGTAAAGTTTCTCCATTTTCTGTAATTACTTTTTTAATTTTATATTTAACTTCTTCTCCTTTATTATTTTTACCCTCAACCTCTAATTCTAATTGTGCTTTATCCTCTCCTTCTCTTATTGGTTGTTTTGTAATTTTATCTTTTCCTGCTAAAATATTTTTAATACCATCTAATGTAGATGATTTCCCTGCCCCATTTTTACCAGAAACGATTACTAAATTTCCCTCTGGTATAATTTCAAGTTCTTTTATACCTTTATAATTGATTGCTTTGTATTTTACTATTTTCATACTTTTTTATTAATATTTTTTAAACCAAGTTGTATATCCTTTAGTTTCACTATTTATAAAATTTAATTCCTGTTCATTATATCCTAATTCACTTCCCTCTTTTTTTATAATCATATCTTTCCAATCTGAATAAATAATTTGCCAATCACCAACTACTGCTTTATTTCCTCTTGCATTACTTATTTTAGCCTTTGGTAAACTTTTCCAATCAATAGATTCTAATGGGTATTTATATTTAAATTCTGATGGTGGTTCAATATCTTTTTGGATATAATCATTCCAAATTCTTTCATATCTTTTATAAACATCTTCATATAAATCAAATTCAATACCACCACATTTAAATTTATTACCATTTCTAATTAAAACAAATTGATAAAAATCTTCAGGGATAAATCCATTATTACTAAAATGTAATTGGAATAAATATCCTTTATCAACATTCATAAAATCCATATATTGAGCAAGTTGTTTTAAATATGTTAATTTTGGTTCACATCTTTTTAATTCAGCACCTGCATACGGACCATAAGATGTTTTTATTTCGACTGGAATTTCTATCCAATTTCCTTGCAATATTTCACCTTCTTTTCTTTCTTTAATAATTGCATCCATATATCCAGTAATGGGAACACCTAATCTTTCCATCTCTACTCTATGCTGTTCTGGTTTTTCAATCATCTTACCATCTCTATCTTTATATGGTATTGGTTCAATAATAATATCTTCTAAATAACTTAAAATAACATCTTCAACTTTCTTTCTTATATTTAATCCAAATTGAGTTTCAGGGGTCATTGGATTAGTGGGTTTAATTCCTTTAAATTTATAAAAAATTTCTAATTGGTTTGTTTCTGATTCTGTGCACCAGAATGATTTTTTTTCTCTATCTCTTTCTTCTCTTAAATCAAAAATCTTCTCTTTAATTATAGTTCTTAAAGTCTTCATACTTTTTTGTTTAATTTATTATTTATAATTAGATTATATATTATTATATAAAATTAGTCAATACTTTCATCTAATTCAAATTTCTTTTTAAATCTACTATTTACTAAATGACATAATATTTTAGGTGTCATTCCTGTTAATCTATTCTTAACAAGTGAAATCATAGTATCATTTGAATATATTTCAGTTGCTCCTGTTTTTTGATTTGCTAATTGTCTTTCTAAAATAAATACTTGGTCTGCTTCTTGTGCTATTCCACTTGAATCTCTTATATCATTAATAGTTGGTTTATCTGTTTTTCTAGTATGAACCAAAAGCATTATCATTATTTTATTTTTTATTGCTAATGTTTTTAAATCTCTACATACATTTCCTAAAAAAGCAGAATAGTTAGCATTCAATTGGGAATCATATCCAGTCTTGCGAGGAAGTAAAAATCCTAAATGGTCTACAACGATAAATTTTGTTCCATATTTTTTTATTCCATCTAATATTTTTTTCTCTAACCACTCTATTGTCCCTGAAGATGTTTTAAATGGTGAGAAAATTAAATAATCATTAGTGGCTCCCATTTCTTGAAATTTTTTCCATATATTTTCAATTATAACTTCATAGGAAAAGAATAAGCAAGGGATACCATTACTGGACATATTATATGTTATTGATTGAGCATATGTTGTATTATGAGTTACTGTAAAATCACCTAACATAAATAATTTATTTTTATCAATCTCAAATCCATAATAATCACCAACG